GCTACCAGCACGTTGTCACGGAGGCAGAAGACAGCACGATTTCAGTTCTTCTAGACAATTTGATCGCCGCCCTTAACGCGGACTCCGATTTTTCCGCACAGGCAATCGCCGAGAACAAATCAGATGGCGATCGCACGCTTGAGATTCGACTGACCGATACGGGCGCAAGCTCTACTGTGTTGGGTGGATCGCTGTCTCGGTCAATTCTGATTGATTTCACGGAGATCGAAGATAACCACCCTGCGCGCTACGACTATCTCGACACCCTGTCGGATGCTTTCGATCCCGATGAAAACGAGCAAGGGTTTCTCGCTATTCCCGAGGCATTTTATTCGCTGGACTCGCAAGACGATCGCGCCGCAGTCGGAATTGCGATGACCAACCTGTGCGAAAACAGCGAGTTCAATTGGATGGCAATTGTAGACTGCGGACAAAACCTAACAACGCCCGACGAGTTTGAGACAGAAGCCAAATTATACAATCCGTCAAAAGGGCATTTGGCTTACTATGCCCCGTATTTAATCAACTTGGAAGGAGACGATATCCCGCCCTCAACCGCAGTGATTGGTGTTGCTTTACGTCGCTACCTGACGCAAAACTTTATCGAACCGCCTGCCGGATTTCGATACCCAATTTACGGCGCGGCTGATGTTTCCGTCCGAATCCGAAACGCAGAGCAGAGCGTCTTGAATCCGCAGGGGATTAATTGCATCCGCAACCTCCGGAATATCCCAGGCGGCGGGATCGTGGTTTGGGGGGCGCGTACTCGAACACCCGGTCTGTATCGATGGCTAAACGGGCGGGTAATCGTAAACGTCTTGATTAAGACGCTTGACGATTCGTTTCATTCCCACTTATTTAACGCAGCGGATGGATTTGGGACTTTACAAGTTCGAATAAAAGAACAAGCTAACGCCATTTTGTATCGATTCTGGCAGTCCGGGGCATTCTACGGAGAAACCACAGATCAAGCTTACCAAGTAATTTGCGACGACTCTAATAACCCCGCACTCGACATAGAAGATGGAAAAATTCGAGTTGATATTTTTGTTAAAATCGTGCCGACAATTGAGGCGATCTTGATTTCAGTTCGCCGATCTTCAATCGGGGCGTTCGAGTTTGAGTATGGCGGATCGGATGCAAATAACGCCGATCTTCTAGCTAGTAGCTAGCCGCACATACGATAATCCAGTCTAACCTTAGACTGGACTTCCCAGGAAACAACCTAACTTTTAGACAAATGCCACCAAGACGAAGAATTCCCCTCACTCAGCAACAATGGCTGATGACGATTTCCGATCTCCCTGTGGACGTGTATTGGGAGACTTTTTCGGGGTTGGAAAGCACTGCTCAATCCACCGAATACTCAGATGGAGTTTCCTACGCACTCAAAAAAATCGTAGGCGCGCGCCAAATCGCAGATGTCACCCTGATGAAGCCTTTTGTGCCTGATGAAGATTGGCAGCTTTTCACCTGGTACAAAACCTGGTGTACCACCGGAGTCGGCGTTTTGATCACCCTACAGCCCGTAAAATACTGCCCAGAAGCCGAACCGCTCGGGCAAGCCTTGGTTTTAGAAGATTGCAAACCTGTCCGACTTAACGGGTTTGAGCTGGATAAAAAATCGCAAGATGTCACCAACATCGAGTTAACATTTAGCGTTGACAACGCTGTGCTTCGCTAGACTAGAGTTTTAAGCCCGCGATCTTGATTCAATATTGAGACATTCGATTGCGGGCTTAGCGCGATTTGATAGTATCAGACAGGATACTATATAGACAGAATTCTAACTTAACCTACAATACGATATGACTACTCTGGGCAACGTAAAACAGCTCGACAATCGAGAGGCAATTGAAACGCTACAGGCTATTCGGTTAGACAAGCGTATAGTAAAGGTACGATCTGGCGAAGCGAGATTGAGATCGCCCATTGTTAAAGATATTAAAGCACTATCTAAAAAGGCTGACAAGACGGAAACAGAAGCCGCCAACGAGCTTCTAAGCAAAATAATAGTCAAATGGAAGACGACGGGCAAAGATACGCAAACCGGAGAATCTAGGGCTATAGAAACCGATCGCCTGTCAACCCTAGAAGTCAAAGCTTTGCCCTACAAGGTCTGGAAAAAGCTAATTGCAGAATTACAAGCTTTGACGCAATCCCCTACGGATATTGATGTAGAGTTTATCGATTCCGGATCTATCTTAAGGTTTGACGGACTAACTTTCGCATTTCGACCTGTAACAATTGGGGATATCGAAGCCGCAGAAGCCTCCAATAAGTCAGAGGTCGAACAATCCTTGGACTTCGTATTTTCTTGTTTGCAAGGATGGAACCTAACTAACGATCCTCAGAAAATCGACCGCCAATCTTTAGACCACCTAGAGCTACGCCATAGCGCTGTATTTCAGGATTGGGCAAAACAGGTTAATCAAAGTGTTGACTACGAAACAGAAGAATTAGAGGACTATTCAACTAAAATCGTCTTTAGCGACGGGCTAACCATACAGTTCCGAGAACCGACCGCTCTCGACGTCGAGTACATCGAAAAACTTAGAAATATCGAAAGCACAGCGGCAGTATTGAAAATCAGCGATCGCTTGTGCCTGAAGTGGGGCGATCGGGAGGGAGATGCAGTCGATCTCGATTATATCAAAGGGTTTGACTGTAAATATTTTTTAGCCATAGCTAACCACTTTAAAAGCATCTTTGCAGACGACAACAATACCGACACATGATTTTTTTTACGAGGCTTGCTATTACATGAGCGGCAGCCGTTTCGGTGCAGATATCGCATACTTTGAGTCGCTTCCGCTTAGTAAGTGGTGGTATCTGCTGGGCATCCACGAGAAGGCGGTCAAGGAGCATAACGATCGCATAGAAAAGTCTTCGAAATCTAAACCTTAGCCTACCCATACAAATCAATGACATTTTCGACTAATCAAAGAATTCGGTCACGCGATCGCCGCCGCCCAACAATCAAGGGATTGAGGTTTCCGTTGACCGTAGAAAACGGAAACCTGGCGACCGAAACCGACTACGACATCATCAAACAAAATATCGAAAGTGTACTCAGGACGCACAAAGGCGAGCGCGTTTTACGTCCAAAATTTGGAGTCCGTCACATATTTTTTGAAGCGGGGACTAACAGCGCGATTGCCGCATATACTGAAAACTTAAGGGTTGCATTAACATCACAAGTTCCCCGCATTGAGAGCGTTACGGTGCGATCTGGGATGACAGATGAGGGAGTTTTAGTTGTATTGATTGATTATACCGCAGGAGGACTTACAAACCCGCCCAATGGCGATCCAATCGCCATTGCCCCACCAGTTTAAAAGTATAAGAGCGTAGGAAATTGGGGTACTCTATTGGCTTTGTTTCTTTTGGGCTAAGATGGGGTTGAGAGTGCCGCCCCGCATAAAAATGTCGAAACCACCTCCTAAACCTAAATTAGCCGTAAGCTTGTTAGTTTCAACAGTATTTTTAGTTGTCACACTCGCATTTTCGACCAGTTTCAGTTACTCGAAAGAAGAAGGATATAAATTTAGGGTAAACCCTGAACGTATTTCCCCTTGGTGGGCGGCAGCAATTTTCCTGTCAGTTGGTGCCGCATTTGGAATTGATGTTGAAAAATCTGCGATCTACGAACTAATCGAAAAGGTTCATCCTTTTAATAAATTAAATTCACCGAACGATCAAGATTCAGATAATGAGGCGTAAGCCTGGGACAATACGATGAATTACAAAGACGAAGACTTCTATAAATACTACTTGGACAAAAACAGAAAATTATCATGTCCGCAAAACCTAAGTCCACTCATCCCTTCCGGCGTCTCAAACCGCTGGGAGATGATGGGAGAATCATTGGGAAGTGGGGCGGTGTTTTGCCCGCGTGTGCCGGGACTAGATACGACCGTGCGATTATGCACACCCTCATCTGTATGCATCTCAGGAACATCATTGGAGAGAGATACTCGCCTTATAAAGCAAGACCTTATTTAACTCACGAGATTTTTTTGTTCTATCGAGTGGAACAAGAAGATGTTTCTCATCTTGTTTTCAGGATGGCGTATGATTTCTCTGTTATCAAGTCTTTGGTTCCCTATGAGGATTTAACCCAGAAGGCACTGCCTAGCAAACTAATAGATCCGGATCGAATTGCCCTTCGATGCTGCTCTGTATTAGTCAAGGTTCTGACTTCGGTTGAAGAGATCCAACCTCTAATTCAATATGATAAAAGGTGGGCAAAGATTATTGAAGATACGCACAATCGAATTAAAATAAGGGCGCTGACCTACTACTAACAAGGGGTATTTTGCTTGTAGATCGAATTATCCAAGAGATTCTAGATTTTATTCGCAGCCTTTTTTCTGAGCGAAAAAAGGAGGTCGAAGATGAGACGGAATTAGTTGCCGAGTCCGAATATGCCAAGATTTATCGGTTCTTCGATACAAGCAATCCTAGGCAAGTTTCGACCTGGCTAGCAGAGCTACTGTATGGTGACGAAATGATGCCGCGATCGGAAACGCGCAAAACGTCGCTATCGATCGTCGCTTGGCATTTACGTCCTGGAGAAGGGCTACCCGATATCCATCCGCCAGTTAGACAAAGAGAGAAAATCGTAAGGGGCATGACGATTCGAGTCAAGGTACCGACCCACCGAATCGCCGTACTGGTTGTAAGATATAGATACAATCTTTCCCAGAAGGATTGGGTACCTGACGAACCATTCTCGCTAGGATATTGGGATCGAGACTTGCAATCGGTTATGAGTTATAGCGAGGATAGAATCGCTGGACTAATTGTCAGCGAACTCGCCAAACGCTTGAGCGTGAAGAGATACGACAAAATTCAGTGGGAAGCCGAAATCGATCGTATATGCGCCCCCTACCTGAGAAGAAGAAGATGAAGCATGCCGATCTAAGATTAGATTAAAACAAAATATATTTGAAATATGCCTGCAAGATTAGAAGTTATTAGCATTGAAGTTGACGAGGCGATTGCTGCGACAGTTGCCAACTTGAACGATTTTAGCGAACCAATGGCGGCGTTCGCGATTGCCAGACACGGACGATTGATTGGCGATCAATTTGAGTCTGAGTCCGATCCTTATGACGACAAATGGACGCCGCTAACCGCCGCTTACGCGAAATACAAAGCCCAGTCATCTCGCCTCAAAACGGAAATTTTACAGGCAACAGGCGATATGAGATCGAAGGCTACGTTTGACAGCGATCGCAATAGCGCCACCTGGGGATTCAACTCTAAGATTGCCGAATATCATCAATTCGGCACAAAAAAAATGCCCGCCCGCCCTTTGATTGAAAACGAGTCTCAAGGGCTAGCAGAGCAAGATGCTGAATTAATCGAAGAGCTTCTCACCGATTGGGTTAGCGGTGCATGGAACCAGTAACACCCCATCAAAAAGGAATGTCGAAGTCCGGGACTGGATTCTTCGGTTTCTTATATTGCCTGTTGCGGGTGAGCAAATCGAAATGCTCCCGTTGGTGGCGATGCCCGTACCAGGCACCGTTGTTTCGCTGCCGCAATCCGCACGCCCACGCGATCGCGTCGAAGGGGGCGGGGATTTTGCGAGCGACGAAATCGTAGCTCCCCAACCCCGCGAGGGTGGTGGGATCGATCAAGCGATCGTTTTGGAGCAAATAGTAAAGGTCACGAGTTAATCGCACATCATTTAGGCAATAGGCAATTACCTCCCCTCGCCGCCCTTGCTGCCAAAGTTTTGGAGCCTCAGCCCCATGTCCGGTTTTTCCTTTCCCAAAATTGGCGCGGGCAAGACGATCGAGAGAATATCCCCGGCGCGTAACTCCTCGAACGTAGTGCCGGGGCTGACCCGATAGCGCCCGAGTTTCAGCTAATACGTCGAAGGTTGTCTTAATGCTGATGCCGTGGGCGCGGCACAGTGGATCGTCGAAGCTGAGGCTATTGAAGCCGATAATGCGATCGGCACGATAAACAAGCTCCTGGAATCGCTCGAAATCTCCGGCGCGATCGCACCGGAAAGCTTCAAACCGGGGAAAAGGATAATTCCACCAAGCTCCAATCACTGTCAATCCGAGTTTTTCGTAATTTTTCCACCCCCAAACCTCGGGAGACTCAGCAATTTCGCAGTCATAAATTAGGGTCTTCATTTTTATTTATTCAACGTTCTGAGAAGACTCCCCGGATTAACCGCTCCGGGGTGGCGGCAAAATCAAAGAATCTCAGAGCCTTTAACGACTCCATCGACGCAGAAAATAGAGTCGTCTGCGTCGATGGCATCTCCCTCTGCTCCGACTAGATCGTCAAAGCTGTATCCACGAAGGAACTCCTCTTTCGTGGCTGGACGCCAACTGGTACCTTGCCAGTCTTTCGACTGGCTCAGATAAAGAAGCGTCGCTTGTTCTGCCGCGTTCACCACGGCTGTCATTGGATTCGGGTTTGGACTTGGGGTTCTCATTTTGTTGCCTCTGTCAATCGTCTGGTTTTTTCTTTCAGGCTAGAAATCTTTACGTGCTTCTACGTGCCTCCAATAGCGCCCGGCGTTCTTGGGGCGTCAGATCGCCCCAGAAAATCGGGTCGGGGCGACCCCAGCCGAGCTGGATCACTCGGTATGGGGAGTTATCGATCCAACGCCGATAATATGGCGTTGTCTCCTCAATCGTTGCCCAACGGCCGAGGCGATTGAGATAAACGTACATTGGAGCGACATCTTGCCCTTTGTAGGGCTTGAAGGGTTGTTTCATTTTTTTCTTTTTCATTGCTACTTCTAGTAGGATAGCTCATATATGTCCAGTTGTCAAATATCTGGACATATATGGCTGGAACCCTACAGTCGAGAGCTTTTGGGATGCGCCTACAGCGAATTGAACAACTCTTGAATTTCAGGTGTCAGCTTCGCAACGCAGACAATAAAATCATTCCAGTTCGACCAGCTCCAATCGTCACCACTGGCTCCGTTCCAAGCCCCGTAATACGCTTGCTGGCGATCGCGGTCAATCGCTACAAAGTCAGGCTGCGATCGGCGGCGGATGCTTTTCTGCTCGGGGAACTGCTCCGGAATAGGCGCATCAATCCTGTTCTCATGATAAATTGCGGCTCGGAGCCTTTTGGGGAGATTGTGTTTTTCTCGTCGCTTCAGAACGGATTCCCACTCCGAATCGCTTAGCGGAGCCGCGACCGTTGCAGGGACATCCCGAAAATCTTCACTGAAGTCGTCGTACTCGGAGTAGTACCGAACCTCCTTTGACACTCGGTACGTCTCGCGGCGTACCGCCCCACTTTTATCGCGCTTGTCGGTCGTAACGATCGGGACAAAAATCTCCCCCGGAGAATGCGCCTCTCCGCGAATAACTTCCCATCCTTCAGGGAGAGGAGAGTGTAGATCGGTTGAGTCGGTCTTTTCCCCTGCGTCCCAATACTCGCGAAACCCTTCTGAGTGAACGTAAAGATATGCTTCGTTATCCCCCATCCCTTTGCCTGCCGTCGCCGGGGAGCTTGTTGTTTTCGCAGGCTCTCCGACGATGGCGATCGCCTCCTCCTCTGTCAAGTCAAGTCGTTTGCCATCCAGAACCTGCAACCAGAAGCGACGCTCGTCTCCTTTGCTGTTACGGTTACAACCTTGGTACACACCATTCTCTGTAGGTGCAAACTTCCAACACCCAAAATCCTCTTGGTGGTAAGGATTCAAGAATTTTCGACTGTAGCCGTAAGTCGGACACTGCCCAGTGATTTTCGCAAGCCACGGTTTTGCACCGCCAAACTTGCGGGAAGCTTGGCGCAGCTCCACTACAACCGCAGCACCTTCCGGCTCTTCTGGAGTCAGGGCTTTGTCAATCTCTTCCTCGAATTTTTCGAGGGAGTCCCACCCTTCGGACTTTCCTTGCGCAATCGCCCCAACCGCGATTTGACGAATCTCCCAATTCTTGTGGCTTGTCCATTTAGAAATCTCTGGGTGGACTTTTCGCCGTCGATTCGGGGCTTCAAAATTCAATCCCGACCGGGAGCAAGTAACTATAACCACGATCCTATTTCTCCATCTATCTAGCTAATAGCATAAAACATCTTAGGCAATATTGCAAGGGCGATCTAACCTTAGACTGCAACAACCGCCGCTGCACCATTATTTAGCTGTTGCAAGCCAACCTTGCCTACCGTGCATATCCACACCTACGTTTAAATCCTCAATTCCCTGAATAGGAAATTGTCACGCGCCGCCGCCTGTGCAGTATCTACACCTACAACAACGCTTCGGCAGCTAACTGCTCGCACAGCTCGCCGAGGTCACATTCGCCCACTCCCCAAAGAAAGCTACGGCAAATCATGGCAGATGTCCGCTCATCGGGGCTTGTTAGGCTCTATAAGACGCGATATCCCCTCAAGCAGTAGCCTAAGACCTAACCAGAAAATAAGGCACGTTACAGGCGATTCTAGCGGAACCCGCCCGCCAAAATATACTGCGAGATATTTTTTAGCCAATCAAGCGCCAAATCTAACGTTAGACCGGAAAATCGGGGGAGTTGAATTTTGAATCGCGCGTCCGACGCGCGATTCCAGCATTTGAACTCAAAAACAAAAAAAACGATTTTTCTTGTTTAGTCTTTTCTTTCTTCTTTATTAAACTGGTCTTTTCTATATCTTCTATATATAGGTGGACCATACCTGGAAAACCCCTACATGGTCCACCATGCCTGGAAAACCCCCATATGGTGTAGGGAGTGCGGGAGGTAGAAGCAAGTCGCTAATCTAACGTTAGACTGCGATCCTGCCTGTCCGAACTGATATTTGACATCCTAGGGGATATGGTTTATATTAGTTAGTAGCTAAGGGGTCGTCGCCCGAAACGGACGGAGGATAAAATGCAAATCACTAATTATCTAGCCTCTCTCGGGATTGGTGCGCCAATCAAGGAAATCCGAGAAATGCACAAAGTTTTCCTCGTGATTTTCGAGAAAGGCTATCATCAGCGCCCTCGCTTCGTTTCTAAGTGTGCTGTTAAGCCTGATAAGCCTGAGCCGATAGCGATTTCTTTGGAATCTCGTTATCGTCGCCATGAGTCAAATCAGTGGATGGCTCAGATTGTCGGCACCCATCCCAAATACAAATTAGATCGGCGATTCTTGGAAGCCGATCGCGCCGAATGGGGCAAGCGCGGTTGGGCTGCAAAGGAATATCATATTTCCGAAGGATATTATCAATTTCAAGAATCTGGTCAGCGTGAATATATTCGTGTTTTCCAGCTTTCTAGCGGAGAGCTAGATTGGGAAACAGTTGATTATCATGAAGTTCTGGAGGCGTTCGGGGGTCAACCTAAGTCTCGCGTTTGAACCTCTCCCATTATAATCTCTGATTTGATGGGAGTCTTCTCAAAACGTTAGATAAAATCTCGGCGGGGCGCGTCGCCATAAATCCGCGTAGCAAAAAAAAACTGTCTTCGAGTTAAAGGAAGAAATCATGAGTCCAATGAAAAAAAATCCAATAAAAAAAGAATTGTCTCGTGTTCGCGCGCTAAAGCGTGCATCTGAAGCCGAGGTTGAATATCTCCGCTCTGAGATGGAACGAGGAATTATTCATCTCAGGGTATCTGAAGATGAAGGCTTCCGCCGAGAAGTGGCGGAAGCGGTTGTTAAAACCAGTCACCCCGGTTGGTTGCAGGGGCAAGTGTATTATGCCGATCCCGTCGAGGGAAAGGTTTTCTTCAAAGAATCCACTGCTCTGTGGAATCCTTGGCCAGATGCCGTCGATTGGCGGATTGTCAATGTCAAAGAACTCGTCGTTCAACAGGGTAATGACTTCGATCCCTCGGTGGATTGGAAATATCATCCCTTAAGAGAAGAAATCATTAAAGCCTCCGGTGAAGAGGATTGGGATGTCGCCCTTGAATGGGCGCAAGATCAGCCGGATTGGTTGGAACTAATCCAAGAGGCGGAGGTGGATGCTTGGCAAGAAGCCGTGAGCTTTGCTGAGTCCGAAATTTTGTCCGAAATTTATCTTTAATTACTGTTGAATGGGCGCAAGATTAGCCTGAATGGTTTAAAGACAGTAAAAAAGCAAGCCAAACAAAGTTCTCCCCATCTGGATCTGGTAGTCTAGATGGGGAGAACTTTGTTTGTGGTGCAATCATTATGGCATTTGCCCCTGAAAACGAACTTTACGAAATTCTGCCAGGGGATAGCCTTTCGTCCCTAGCAGATCGCTACCTAGGCGATCCCGAACGTTGGCGGGATATCGCCACTGTGAATGACCTAGAAATAGAAGATAATTTAAATCCAGGGGATATATTAGAAATTCCGCAGGTGCAATCGGCGCTAAACTCGCAAGCCCAAAAAGTCTTGACCCCGATCGCCGCCACTGCCAAGAAAAACTTAGGGAAAATAGGCGGAATACTGGATAAAGTTGGTGGGGGGGTCGATACTGCCACAAAGGTTATTCAAACTATTGATGGCGTAGTCCCTTTGCCTGATGAAATTAAGGGATATTCGGAGACAGCCAACAACCTAGTCGGGAAAGCTAACGGGATTCTGGGGAAAGCAGAGTCAGGATTGGATAATATCTTTGATGTTTTTGGGAAACAAAAAGAGGGCGATCGCAACTACGATGCCCCCGTGTCCTTAGTTGATTGGCTATTGGAACCCACACCGCAAAACGGCGAACAGAAAACCACAAATATCAAGACGCTAGGGAAAACCTTAAGCGGCTTGCAAGATCGGGTTTCTCAAGTTTCTAGCCAAATCAACTCCGTCCTTTAAGGTTTAAAATGAATCATCGTCAATGTCATCTTCTCCGAACTCAGACTCAGGCAGCGGTTGCTCCTGAGTAGGAGGGGTTGCCAGCCCTGAGAAATAATCTTTATATTCTTCCCAAAGCTGAAGGATTTTTTGTCCCTCCTCGGAATCTTTGGCGACAATCAAAGAGTTTATGTCAACACCCTCCAGCTCCACCTCGCGCTCGCGCCGCGCCACCTTCTTTTTCTTGCCCACTTGGTCGATAGCAGGCGCGAGCCGCTTAATGGGGCAAACAAAGGGTGCGTGTCCCTCGCTCTTGTGAAAGCCCAGCTCCAAATCGAGGACACATAATGCGTGTGCCCGATCCGACAACCGCTGTTCCGGCAATCCTTTGAGCTTGAAGAAAACCCGCTCGATTTCCTTCCGGAAGGAAGTCACCTCGTTTGAGATCCCTGCGCCGGGCCCCTTCCCGAGGGTCAACTTAATGGGGATAGAATTAAGCAACTTATTACTTCCATCGAGAAAGCACAGTAGATAGTTAGAGCGCAGCCGATATCCCTGCTCATCACGGGCTTTAATTCCAAGTTCTGTGATTTGCCCTTTTTGGTATGCAACCCCCGCATACGCCCAGCCCCCATTCGGAGAGAGCGCCTGGACATATAGTGGGGAGCGATGCAGGATGCAGCATCGAATTTTTTTGACGAGAAACCCCACCTTGGTGTTTTCCTCCTCGCCGAACGTTATTTCCGTCGGCTCGAATGCGGAGGTTGCATTTAGTTGCGCCGCTTCGGCTTGTTCAGCAGGGACAAATACCCCATAGGGGGGGTTTATTTTTTTGATGTCGGTCGTCTTCATGTTGGGCGGGTTGACGACCCAACAGAAGGGCAAACGCCGAGAGACTTCGATTTCTCCTTCAAATTGGTTAAGCTTGTCTGACATTTTCATTTTTCCTACTTGCCATCTAATGCTTGCTACCTAAATTATAGCATATTAAGAAGCCTCCGTCATAATCTAATGTTAGATCGTAACGGAGGCTTGGTGCTGAAATCTCCACAGGCGGGTGGAGATTTCAGGCTCAGAATAAACTGAGTTGCGAGGGTTGCAAGGATTGAGGTTCGGGTTCGGGATCGGACTTGGGTTCTAAAAGTTCGGGGCGAACGGACACCAGGCACGCTAAATCGAACAGCCCCGAAGCCTTGAACGCACGCATTTCCGAATCGTAGCTTATCCAGAGTAGATTCGCTTTGGCAGATCGAGGATAAGGCTGCCTTTCCCACGCGGAAATTTCTTTCTTAGAAAAGCCCGCTGCCAGCAAAAGCTCTAGTTTCTCGATTAGCCGCGCGATCTCATCTCGATCGATCCAAACCGCTTCAGTCTCGACTTGAACGGGGAAATAGTCGCGGCTGCGGGCTTCCTGGGCAAAAGGCAAGACGTGCTTTTGCCCACTTATCCCAATCGCCAGACAAAATGGCGGTTCCGGGGGGTTCAGTAGCCACTCGCGCGCATCCCTGTAGCTGGGCATCGCACAAAGCTCATGCCACTCGCCTTTGCCCTCATCTCGCAGCGCGCCAAAGTAGGGGCGGTTGCGGGGGCTCTCAAGGTCGCGGGGGTCGCGCAGCAGCCAGTATTTCGGATTGCGGGTGAAGATCCGCGACCATTTTTGCTTCCCCTCATTCCAATACCAGGCGTATTGATAGCGCCCCGCAATCAGGTCAAAGCAGCGATCGCACATCATCTTGCTGTCCGGTCTCAAGCACTGATCGCGGGCGGTAAAGTCTTTACCGATGCTGAGAGGGTGCGGCGCGTCGGGATGAGCGCAGAGGTGGCAAGCCATATTAATATTCAATATCCCAACGATCGCCTACAATGCCCTCGCCATCGCTGATACTCAAGAACTCTAGTCCCTGAGACCCTGCACGAAAGCCGTGCGCTTGGCCGGGGGGTTTAAAGATATAATCCCCCACCCCAACCTGCCGATCTCCGCCCTCCTTACCCGTGGCAACTGCGGAACCCGCAGTAATACCCATACCGCTAGCACAGGTATGGGTATGATTTGGGATTATCCCGAACGGACAAACCCGTACCAAGTTGATTTGGTTCCCGTCAGCATCCAACCCAATCTCGATCAGGGTGGCATCGGGGGCACCGGGGACGGAGGATGGCGCGCGATCGCGGTACTGGCTTGGATCAATAGCTGCCAACGACGTGGGGATAGTATTGCTGTAAAAAGGCATAAGCTTCTGGTGACTCCATTTTCATTCGGTCTATTCTACCAAGCCTTTGAGATGCTGAATTGTTGCCAAGAAACGGCATTACGTTGGTCGTTCGGCTACGAGATTTGTGGATGAAAGTCTCGTCATAGCTTGGTAAGTAAGGAAGATCGCGATCGCAGATATAAGCCCATACGTCTTGCCACGACCAAAATCCCAAAGGATGGGCAGCAGTCACGCCTTTTAATTCAGGGGATTTGTAAGGAACAATTAACCCACGACTTTTGAGGTGTTTCCCTCGCGTGCCGGGGTTTTCTTCTGCCCGCATTCCTGTCAAAGCGACAGGGTGAGATTGCCAGATTAATTGCCTCCGTACTGCTTCAGGCAAGGTGATTTCCATGCCAATATCAACAGTCTTGAGGTTGGTCGGGAATCGATTGCAATAGGCTTTCTCTATCCCGGAATAGTCTTCCAAAAGGTTTTGGCATGGTGTAGAAAAATGAACCGCCAAAATATTTGGATTGATTTGTTGAGCTAAGTGCAAAAGCACCGTACTATCTTTTCCCCAGCTCAGGGAAACGAAAGCCGGAGCAAGTTTCAATGCCTCGGCGATAACTTCGTGGGCTTGCCGGATTTTTCGTGCAAATCGTTTCGTTCGAGCATGAGTCAGAAATCCATGTCGCTCGACTGCGTTCATCTTCTTCCCCCGTGGAGACCCCCATCTATACCGCGATTCGCGGTTAGTGGAGGAGGAAACGGAGGACAGCACTTAGTTGGCATAGGAATATCCATCCTTTTTGTGAATGTGTGTGCAATATTTGTGGCTGATGCCTTGAACCAGCCCATTAGGTGTTGAGATATTGAAACTTCCAGTGGCACGAGTAGCGACCCGACCAACATAAGTTCCAATCTTTTTGCCAGAAGTGACAACCGCTTTGACGAGGTCACCTGTCTGAAAACCTTTGTGGAATTTGGTTCTAGAGCAATAACGAACTGGGAACCCGTATCTGTCTGTGCGACATTGCTGACGAGTTCCATGACCTTTGGCAGCAATCAAGAGGGGCTTAATCCCTGTCGTGATTAACTGCTCTGGGGTTGATACGCCAACACAGGCAGCGTCCCAATAGTGAGTCTTCTCCAAGCCTCGGATAGTGCGGTTGTACTTAGTACGTCCACCTGTGCCAACCTCAACAGGTAAGCTTGTTTTCTTGAGGTTTTCGTACAGATTCCATCGAGTTGCGTTAACTGCTGCTGTATCAGCCAAAGGTCTTTTGGCTTGTGCCAAGACTCGTTTAAACAAGTCGGGCTTACCTTTCAGGAAATCCTTGATATCTTGATTCCCTTTTTTCTGATTGCAGGAAGTACAAGCTAAACACAGATTGCTGACTTGATTAGACCCACCTTTAGACCGAGGTTGAATATGTTCAATTTCAAGCTTGGTGTCTTTTGCGCCACAGTAGGCACAGGTTCTATCCCACTTCTCTAAGAGAAACTCGCGTACCTCATAACCCGCCAAGGTTCCCTGCTGATAGCCGACCCCGCTAATCTCGGCATCTTCCATCTGTTGGGTGTCAAACCTCACCAATTCCTGAGAAATGGCAGTGATTTGACACAGTGATGATAGGCGCTTAACCCAAGTCAGAATGTTAGCTACTCGACTGTTAAGAGACGGCGACAACCATCCTTTTGGGCGGGTGCGGTTAAGGAAACGCGGCTTACGGTAACGGGTTTTGCGGTTACGGCGTAAGCGTCGTAGTTGACGACGAGACGTTAAAGCCTCCCTAATCTGAAAACCACGATGCTGCAATTCTGCTGCCCAGATGACTTCCCCAGTGCTGTCGTTAACAACTGCCAATCCAGTAGTTTTTGCACCGGGGTCAATCTTGATTCTGAGTGGTTCAATTTTTGAGTTCGATACCTCCTTTTTTAAAATGATCGTGAAGGGATACTGACGAAATACAGCGGCTTCCCCTTGAGATAACAGCATTCTTGCTCTACCTGGATGGACAGGATTAAGAGACTGTTTGTTTGTATCTAAGACGAAAACTTTACTCACGAATGAGTCTCCTTTCGGGTAATGTTAGCCTTGGCAATGTTACGAAAGCTTGTCTTGCTTACGACACTGGCTTCGACCCGATATGCCTGTTTAATCGCAAGCGATAGAGCTAAAAACTGGCTACGCATTCTTAGGTATCCTGACTTTCGTAACGTAGTGAGTTAACACCTAGCCTGGTAAACTCTGGGCTTTAAAAGCCCCCACCATAGCTGTAGCTTGGTGGCGGGTAGTTTACTGCCAAACCTCCGACACAGGGGAAATCGGCGGGGCGAAGCGAACGATCTGAGGCATCCAGCACGGCTCCGCAAATTCCCTAAGCGTTCCTGGCGGTCGCCAGCACCAAGTTCGGATTATCCCATAGGTCTCTCCCAATCGAACGGGGACGGGGCGAACGATCGCCCCCTGCGGGCTGAGCAAGCTAAAATCTCGCTCAACAGGTTCGATGCGCCAACTCCCCGGACGGATTTGCCCTTGTCCCGCTTTGCGATTGCGCCCGATCGCCGAACAATAAGATAAAAGCTCGGCAATTCCATCTCGATTGCCAACGCAATGCCAGCGGATTGGCGAGTCGAGGCAGCGTCCGGGGGCTTGCAAATCGTAGGATTTATAATTTCCCGACGAGCTATTCCATTTTGCTCCATCGTCGAGCAACAAGTGCCGGGTTCGCTGCGGTCGCCATGCGCGGCGAATTGGCTGGGTGGTGTGGTGACTGTAACGGTATATCGGACTACTCGAACACCAATGCCAATCAGCAGGCAAGTCGGCGCGCGGGCGGGGGTCGTCCCATTCAGTTGCGAGTCCTTGTGGATCGGTCTTGTTCGGCGATCGCAGCACGCCCCATGCTAGCGGGATCGGCGCATGGCGCAGAGTGGGGGCGGAGACGAGGTTGCTGTCGCCGGGAATTCCATGAACATCCCACCACAATCTTTCTAGCAGCGCTCCGAGATCGGGACTCCAATCGTCCGTCACCCCGAGAGGGGACTGAAGCTCGCAAGATACGGACAAAAACTCCATCAACCCGCCCCCAGGAATGCCCGAGCAGGTTCGGCGGCTTCTGCCAGCCAGTCGCGATAGCGGTCAAGATAATTGAGATATCGCTGCAAGTCTTGTTCGGCTTGAGGGCTAAAATGCTGAGTATTGTTACTCGCACTCAAATATAAGCCCTGCGGCTCGCCATCGATCGCGTGCCAGACATCGATTTCAGGATATCCGCCCGCACCTCGTGCCGCCTGGCCACCAACGGCAGGGTGACTTGAGAACTCGCTAAAAGCAAAGGCAATAAATCCTAGACCAACCTCAGTGATTCCCATTGGCACGGAGTGCCATTGACTCACAAATTCTGCTCCCGCCACAGCAACCTCCGATGAGGCGATCATCTTGCTCGTATCTTTAGTCTTTTTGGGACTGGGAGCAGACGCCTCAGCCTCAAGAAGAGGAGCAGCAGGCTCGGCAACAAGGTGTTTAATTTTTGGGTTTTCACCCGCGTCTCTGCGGGTGAAATGATAATCAGCCAACCATCGACCATAAGGGGGGAGCTTGCGGCGAATCAAAGCAGAATATTGCGTTAGTTTTTCTTGATATTCTCGCCGCGCAATACGATGCTGGGCTTTTTCATCATTAGATCCGTCAATCAGAACATCTCTGAATCCATCCGGGCTTCTGAGTCGATCGAGCGCCGCCTTGTCTCGTCGAAGTTCAGCAATTGCTTCGACTTCTTCTTCTCCCAAAAATCGCGTGGGCAAAAGCGTTGCGGATTCAAAGCATTTCAAATAAAAATGCCCAATGTCTATTTGCCCATGAACGTATTGAGTTTTTCCGCTACCAAACACGCCAGCGGGTTTGCAGCACCCAACAACGGCGAGGGGGGCGAAATAGCGTTCTAGTTGTTCGTAAAGCTCCATGTTATTTTCATTGCTATCCCCCGCACTAGCAAACCCACCGCTAAACAAAGTATTGTGGACGTCTTTTGGGACTTGGATTTGCAGGGCTTCCAGCGTTTTACCGATTCCCGCCTCGCGCAAACAAAGCGTGCGAAATGAGGCGCTTGATAAGATAGGAACCTCTGTCGGACGACCGTCAAGACCAACCACGCCTATTTTATTGAATGCACTGCGATTCCCAGCATTCACTACGGGCATAATATGGGACAGAGGGGCGGTAAGCTTCAATCGTATGATGAAGCTAATTCGACGCCGTTGCCCGAGATCGAAGTCGAAATGGGGGAGATCGAGAGATTGGGTTTTCTTCTTTTTAGCCATCAGGAATTAGGAACAACTTCTATAGTTTCGAGTTCGGGTTCGGATTGCTTCAAAGCCGAGGACTCCTCAATTTTGAGGCGGACAAAAGTGGCGATCGCGTGATATTGCTCGCGAGCGGATTCCACTAAGTCAAATGGCGTGCAACCCATATGATTGCACGCATCATGTGCAAGAACCGAGAAGTTTCCTACGGCGAGATATTGTGCGTCGTCCGGCTCGATGAGTTCGTCAGTTTGAATGCCATCACGATCGCGCTGATATCCAAAAGCACGAGGCAAGTCATCTTCCGTCACGGGTTTTGGGATTGCCTCTCCTATGCTTTGCGCGCTACTGGGAAGGTGACAGGAAAAAACTGGGCGGCTTGGGTCGCCGCGCACAATCCAATTCAGAGCGCGGGGGGCAATACCTGGAGCGTTAGCGAGCCGACAAAGGTTTGACACAAACGATTCCATTGGCGCATCAGGGTCAGCCTTGCTCGCGGCATCCCGAATCAATCCAGGTAGGCGCTCCCATCGTTTTAGGGGGTCGTTGAGTTGCGACTGCGTGCGATTGCGGCAAAGATAGGCGGCGGCAATTATTGCCGAAAGTGCGCCGTATCCAGGGTTGGGCGCACCTGTTATTCCATAAAATCGGGGAATTTGTGATGGCATTTATTTGAGATAATCTGCTATCCTACACTCTACCACACCTCTAGTCCTTCTCTACTAGCTGCAAAGCGATGGAAATTACCACACCCCCAGTCGATCTCTACTGGGAGATACAGGGATATTCGATTCCCGCAGATTATCAATATTGGCTCTATTCTGGGTTGGTTGCCATTTACCCGCCCCTCAAAGTCGATCGCGATTGGCACTGGCAACTGGGCGGGATTAATGGCGATTATGGCGGGCGATCGCTCTTCTTGCACCCAGGTAGTCGCCTGCACCTTCGCTCGCCAAGCGATCGGGTTCCCGAGCTGGTCGCTGCCATGAGCGATCGGGTCATCCGTGTCGGAACTTCGCTGATTCAGTTAGGGAGTGTTGAGGGCGAGCCGATCGTGCCGCAATCGACCCTATCCTCTCGCGTCGTGACCTTTGCTCAGGTTGAAGCTCGCAAGCGTGGGGGAGAACCCCTTCCTTTTGAATTTGGGGTCACCCTTGGCAAGCAAATGAAAGCACTGAACGTTGAAAGCACGCCATTCTTGGGGAAGAAAGTTTCGTTCCACATTCGAGGAGAGCTAACTAAGGGATTTTCGGTTGAATTCAGAACTTTAGAACCCAAAGAATCTCTCAGTCTACAGACCTACGGGATTGGCGGACGCAGGCGAATTGGAGGAGGAGTTTTTAAAGCCTGTAATCCCCCCTAAAAAACGCTTAAGATTAAGGCGCAGACGATCTCGCCGGATCGCTCGTAATCGTCCCCGTTTGGTAGAAGTTCTTAATCCCGTCAACCTTTAGCCAAACTGAGTATTTTAGCTGTGCCGAATCTGTTAATGTCGATAATTCGTCTGGTGTAATAATTGCCCGAAAAATAGATCGACGCGACGTACTTTCTGACACCGTAATTCCACCGTTGCCGCCCGTCGTGTTGTCCTTGGTAAACAGGTAGGTTGCGGGGGTAGAGGTCGCGTCCTCGACTACTAAAAAGACTTCGACATCGCGCATATCTTGCGTCGGGTTTGCCGCCGTAACGACAAATTCGATGCCGATATCTTCATCTCTCGTGTAGGTTCTTCCGTTCAGTGCTTGATTAGCCATGTCATCGAAAATATGTAAGGTGGGTAAGCTGATTTGATAAATCGATACGCGCGGGCGATCGGGGCAGGTGAAGACAGATAGATTAGCTGTGTCTGGCATAAAATTAATTTGAGCTTGAGGTTAAAGAGTTAACCAAAGGGAGTTGGAGATCGAATCTTTACTCTTTTTCAGCATAAAACTAGATTCGCTGGCAACAGTTTCGACACGATCGCCCGATTGAATAAAGGCTTTAGCGTTAACGTAAATTTCCCAGTCGCGATCGTTAGACAGAATTGTGAAAACGTCAGGCTCTATCCGACCCTCAAGAATAACTTGGCGATCGGTAAGTTCGATAATTTTAAACCCCGTCCAATCCGTAGAATTCTCATAATAGGCAAGAGGCAATAGGTAATTGCTGCTATTGCTATCCTCCGTGCCTATTGCGACTCTAAGACTGACATCCCCTAAATCAATTGCGCGATACGCCGACTCGGTGCGGGCAATCGCAATCCGAATCGGGATTGTGGTCTGACGATTGTAACTAATGGAGGTCAAAATATTGAGGGTCGCTTGTATGTAGGGTGCTATCGTTATGTTTAAAGCCAATTTTTAAAGCTAGTCTAATGTTAGATTAGATCGAGAATCGTAATGACAGATATCGAAGCTCGCTCCAGGGCGATTGCCGCCAACCCCGCGATAGACGTACCCAGCGAAACTTTAGAAACAAGTACGGAACCAGTGCAAGCGGCGGGGGCTAATTCAAGTGTAACTCTCGGCTTGCGAAATGGATATCGCCTTGTACAGTTTGCGAAAGTAACGATCGGGGATGATGTCTTTTACACGGGAGACGGCAGGCTTACTTATGTTTATGTCGAGCTTGGTGAAAATGAGAAAGCCAGTAATTGTAGCTTTGAGATCTCCGACCCCCACCTCGATCTAGCGGGTAAATATTTTTTGTTAAGTTATCAGTCGGGCGGCATCCAAGTTCCCGATGAATTATTGGATGACCCAGAAACGAGTGGCGGTACAACCGGAACGGGATCGAGCGGCGGGGCGATTGATGGGGACGGCGTTCGGGTAGGAGAATACCCACTCGGAGATGCGGCTAGAAACGAAGAAATTATTATCCGAGAATGCGTTCGACAAGGAATCGATAACGTACAGCAAATTGCATATATCCTAGCCACGGCAAAACACGAAAGCGGCGATTTTGCGTTTAACGTCGAACAGGGGGACGAAGCATATTTCACCAAACATTATGAAAACCAAAGCGATTTAGGAAATAATCAGCCCGGCGATGGCGCTCGATATAAAGGGCGAGGATATGTGCAACTAACCGGGCGAACAAATTACGAGAAATACTCGGAATTAATTGGAATCGACATTGCATCCGACCCCGACCTTGTAAATCAGGATGCCGGAATCGCGGCATATATTCTGGTTGCGGGGATGACTAAAGAAAAATTTACCGGGCTTCTCTTAGACGAGTTTACAGACAGTTCGGGAAACGTAGATTATGTCGGGGCAAGACGGACGGTTAATGGGACCGATCGCGCGGCATTGATTGCTGGATATGCTCGCGAATATGAGGAGCGATTGACTAGCGGCGATCTCGCGTCCGTCCTTGAAAGCTATCAATCCGGATCGGGATCGATTGAAGCATCCAATGACGATCCTTCAGAGGGAGAAAACAAATCATCCGGGGAGGAGGAACCCGAACCGGATAGCTCGGAGGGACTTGGATCGAGAGTTTACAAAGACGTGTTTGGCGGTCAGCGGACTGAAGATGGCGAAGCTGATTCGGAGTCATCTACCACCGAAGATTCATCTAATGAAGAGTCTAGCAATAACGGCGCTGAAAACGGTGAAAATGAGGCGGACGCCCCTCAAGAAACTTCGGAGGTTTCCAACAAGGGAACAGAGATCGTAATCGAATTGGGTGAAAATCCCTATCAAGTGGTTTCGTATCACTTTATTCATGTCGCCACCTATGCTAAAGGTCGATACCCAGACACCGTTTCATTTGAAGGAAAATGCGTTCGTTGGACACTTACCCGCCGCAAGAGAAACAAGACATTTGAAAACATAACATTTCGGGAACTTTGCGAACAGATCGCCGCCAATAATGGACTCGATTTAGAAATGGAAGGTGGGGAGACCGTTGCGTATCAAAGTTTAGACCAATCGGGAATTACTGACATGAGGCTACTAATCCGAGAGGCTAGAGCAATCGGCTACCGTATATCCGATACTGGACGCACGCTAATTGTTAAACCTACCCGCCCTGGTTTTACGGGATTTGTAATTAACGAGTGGTTGCAGGCAGAGCTACAATTTGGAGACCAGGCGCAGCGCGAGCAATTGACCGCGCCGGGGGTTTACGATACCGCCTCGGAATCGGCAAGCACGACCGGAGAACCTAACACTCAAATCGATCGCGGGTCGGGGGAGCCAACAGAGACCGACAACTCTACAGAGGACGCGGCGGCGTTAGGGGTTGAGGGGACGCAGGGATCGACAACGGGATCGGGGTCGCCTGCGTTGCACGGGACGCGCCAACGGCAAAACGAGGCAACAGAATCAAACCAAACCGGAGAGCGATCGGACGGATTTGGTTCGAGACTTTACGAGGGGTTGTTCGGCGGTCAGCGGGCTGAAAACGATCCCGACCTGCTAGAGTCTGAGTCCGAATCTTCCCAGGATTTAGTCGAAGAAGCGATCGAACAAGCCAACGAACAGGATGTGAGCGACGACGAAAGCGCCCCCGAGGAAGAAAATGAGGAGGAGGAAACGCCATCAAACGCAGACTCAAGAACAGGACTCCCGCACCAACAACTCGGGTCGGTTGATTTAGCGGATGGCGAGGCAACCGCCCAATCAATTCGGGACGAATCTCGGATTGTTCGCGGCTATGTTTCGAGCGCCAAATTCCCTTTAGTTTCCTCGGCTTTGACTCTTGTTCCGGGAAACTTAATCGCCGTATCAAAACTGTGCTTTAATTCTCAAAATGCTCGCGATGCATTCGGACGCGAGTGGCGATTGCAAAATATTAAATTTGAAATATCGCCTGGTGGCAGTTCGTGCAACGTCGATTTCTATACGCCGCAGGCTCAAAAGTCAAAAGGGGCTTCCTCGGATAGTTCTGAAGGTGGAGAAAGCAGTGATGGGGTATCGTCAAAAAATATTGATGGTTGCAAGGTTTTAGACGTCCCCTATTTAAGCCAAAGAGATAACCCCGTCGATTCGCATCGAACCTGCAATGTGACCTCGCTTTCAATGATGCTGAAAGCGCTGGGAATATCCGATGATTCTCCCGACGACATCAGGCAAGGAATGTTGGCGCAGGGGCTGTCGATTACATCGCTTTCCAACTTAACGACTTACGCAAATTCAGCGTACGACGCTAATTTCAGCTTTGAAACAGCCCCTACTATCCAGAAGGTTCGAGATACGATAGATGCGGGCAAACCGATGGTGATGGGTGCCTACTATACCAGCGGCGACCATATCTGCACCATTATTGGCTATTGTGGCGAAAAATCCCTAGTGTTTCATGACCCTTGGGGTGACTGGAACACGGATTATTCGGATCACAATGGAAACACCGTCAAGTATTCGCTAAGCGACCTTGCCACGATTGCTTACACCGACGGCGATGCCCACACCATATTTCCTCCAACCTAAGCCCCGTCCGGCTCTTGCACTATTTCATATACTCGGCTCCGACGATTGTGTGGGGCGGAACGGCAGAGGATTTGCCCGCTTAAAGCCAGGCGACGAAGGATATTTTCAACCCTCCTGCCGCTATAGTGGGATAGTCGGACGAGATCGGTTTTCGTCATTGCTCCACCACGGGAAAGAATATTTAGGATGGTTTGATTCTCGGCTTCCGACTTAGACCGATCTTGGTATCCAACCAGAGAAGGTTGTGGTGTTTTCATAATTCTGATGTACCGTTCGGCGACACCTTTGCCGTAACGTTGGCGAAGTTCTTCTGCGTAGGCGATTGCTCCGGCACTTAATTGATATTCAGAGTTGGAATTCATTGAATGATTTAGAACTCATCAAATTAGATAAAGCTTCTATCGACTAGACAAAGCTTGCAGTAAATCGCTCCCCGCTTCTGGCATTTCGTCCCAAATTTGCCCATCTAGGACTCGACCGTTAGATTTAGGGGTTCTACCTCCCCATTGTTTAAAGAAGAAAGGCACATTGTCGGATTGGCAGCGATCTCGAATGTTGCGAATCCAATTTACATCTACTGGACGGTATTTATTTCCGGATTCGCCACCAACAATCACCCAATGGATGTCGGTTAAATCGAGTTGCAAATTCCCCAATAATGGCTCGCACGACAAAAAACGCACCTTGGCAGGAATTTGGCGCAAATAATCGACGCGGCGAACGTAATTTTGATTTTCAACCGATACCCCCATCCAAATATTGTCATGCCATTCTAAGCGATCGGAAAGCTCTAGAAGGCGTTCGTGGCGTTTAGTTAGAATTTGGTAAATATGCCAAGGCGTCTCGCGAATGACATCAAACACATTGCGAATGAAATCGAGGGGAACTTCTTCATGAAATAAGTCGCTCATGGAATTGACAAAGATGCGACTGGGTTTGCGCCAGCGTTTGGGTTCTTGTAGGCGTTTTTCGTGCAGAGTAAGCTGAAATCCGTTCGGGAATCCTGTATGGAAGCGCTTGGTGATGGCTTCTGCATAACAGTGGGTGCAACCCGGGCTGACTTTGGTGCAGCCAGTGGTTGGGTTCCACGTTCGGTCGGTCCACTCTATTCCTGTTTGCGTGCTAGACATAAGCTATAATACAATCAGTTAAGTTCTAACGTACCGTAGGTCAGTGCCAGTTGGTGTTACGCATGAAAAATCTGCACCCTCAAAGTTGGTAGTTTCTGAATAACATACGCCCGTTAAATTGGCGTAGTGAAAATTTGTATTCTTACATTGAGTACCTCCTAGATGAACATCTCGTAAAATAGCGTACTGGAAACTCGCATTACTGAGATTTGAGTCCCTAAGATCTGAGCCAGTCAGATCGGCATAATCAAAGTTTATCCCCGTTAAGTCCAGATTAGAAAGGTTGACGAACCTAAGTTTTGCCCCTTTGGGGTTGGTGCTTTGAACTTGACCTTGCCCTAGTTCCTTCTTTAATTTAACCCGGTCTAACACACGTTTTAATGTTGCTAAGGACTCCTCTATTGCTGCTATCAATTCCTCTTCCATTCTTGATTCTCCTAAAGTTCAAACTACTAAGCTATATAGAAATACTAATTCCACCCCGACCCTATCGTGCGATCGCCATCATCATCAATCGCGCCAACCGTGGTGGCTGTTTTCCCATTAAGGGACACGTCCCCGGCATTTTGAACAATGATATCGTTCCCGTTCATCTTCAAAACTAAGTCCGACCTTAAATCGCAGCAGGCTAGGTCGGGATTGACGGTATCGGCTTGCAGTTTACCTTCTGGGGACACTGTACCCGTCCCCCCTAGCGTAATTTGATTATTGAAGGCATCCCTTAAAAGGGCAACACCTTCTTTTGAAAAGAAAACACCTGCTCCGGTGTTATTTTTAACAAAAAACGACCCATCCTCGAATTGCTTAAAGATAACACCTGCGTCATTTTCAATTGTTAGATTTTTTCCGTCCGACAACGAGTAATCTTCCTCTACTCGTCTGTTCTCCTCGCCGCCGATCTCAGTGTCTCGATTTTCGCCAATTTCGACGATACAATTTTCATCGATTTGGACTAGATTATCCCCTTGTATCTGGTGCGTGTTGTTTCCTGGAATGAGCCACCAACAATCGTTTAATGGGTCGTCTTTTTCAAACGGCGGATTTTGGTCGTTCACCAAAACACCGCCCGTAAAGCGATCGTGGGGGTTGCCTCCAAAGGCTTGAGCAACCGATGACATCCCAGGTCGAGCAACAGGCGGATCGAAAAATGGAAACGGGAGCGCTCGCATCTCAAAATCGCCACGGAACCGCCCGCCTTTGTCCTCTGAGGCGGATGAAAATCGACGCAACCCCGTAGGGTCTTGATTGTCTGAAACGATGCCGATTTGAGCGTGGTTCTGGCGACCTTCCAAGTCGGCGATCGCGGGCAATAGCTCGTTAGCAGTTGCCAAAATTCTTAAGATATCCGAATCGTTTTCGCTCAGCATAGATTAACCTATTGTGCATTCGAACGGGATTAGATATAGTGACCCAAACCAGAGCCGATCCTGAAAGGCTTCGACGGAGACTTGAATCAGTTGGCGATCCTCAAGGCTGTCTGCGTTAAGTGCGATCGTCGTATCTGCAACCGTTGCAGCATCGCGATAAATCTCAGCCAGGTTTTGGATGCACTTAAATCTAGGGTCATTATTGCAAATATGGATCGTTCGTTTTAAGGTTGCGATCGCCCCTAGATAGTTGCCGTCGTCGGCTTTGTCGAGTCCTTTTTTTAGGCTAGCAATCGCCCGCTTTTGATATGGCTTCTTGGCTGATTCTATCCAATGCAAGAAATCGGTCGCCTTTAAATATCGGCGGTTGTCTGGATCGATTATTCGCGTTCGCGGCGCAATTTCGACCCCATCGGGATTTACAAACGGCATATTAGTCTCTTGCAATCTCTTTACTTGGTTTTGAAAAGTGTTCTCCATTTTGCGGAGGCACGCAGGACAGGCGCTTGCAATCTCCCAAACCCCTCCAAAACCATTTCGACCGCTCCCGACACCTGGCGACGCCAGCAGCGAAACCTTCTTGCAATCTCCCAAACCCCTCCAAAACCATTTCGACATTTCTATAATCTGGGGGCATTATATTTGGAGGATTCTTGCAATCTCCCAAACCCCTCCAAAACCATTTCGACTGGTCGTTTTCTCGCCGTTAGCACTCGCCAGCATTCTTGCAATCTCCCAAACCCCTCCAAAACCATTTCGACTACCCCCAGTCAAGCGGAAGCTCTAACTGGATTCCAGCCGCCGATCCGGAGTTCGGCGGTCGCGACGAGGACGATCGCTTCTTACAATCGGGCTGGATCGGTTGCTGGAAGGGAGTTTCAGGGATTGCGCGGATCTCGTCTGAGGTTGCAGGTGGGTCTATCCCAAGCGGGGCAAGGGTTTGAGATGCTTTGTTTGAAGGCGTTCCGCCACTTGCAATCTCCCAAACCCCAAACACCTCCTGTGTCGCGCGTTTCTCGGGTCGATTGAAATGGTTTTGAGAGGTGTTCTCCAGATTGGATGCCATGTCTCGGGCTTTGGTGCCGTTGCGATCGCCGTCTAGGAGAACAGTAGAAGGCGCGGCTTCCTGTGTCTTCGATTCGCTAATGCAAATCTCACCCGATGGCGCGTCTCCACCGGAAACAGGCTTGACTTCCCACCCCCAAGGGCGGTAGCTTCTTGCGAAGGGCAAACTGTTGCGCCCTGAAGCGTCTGTGGCACGCAGCAAAATATTTTTAGAGGCGTTAGTATCGGCGTGGTCGGTATGTCCGCACTTAACGCATTGAAAGGTCGCTTGATTGGGACGGTTGGCAGGATCGATGTA